TACGACCCCACGCGGGGCTTCAGTTTCGCGACCTATGCGGTTCCGTGGATCCGGCAGTCGATGACCCGGCTGGTGCACACCTCCGGATCGATTCGACTCCCAGTGAAGCGGGCATCGAAGATGAACCAGCTGCGCCAATGGGTGGAGGCCTTCACAGCCCGTGAGGGCCGATCTCCGACGGATCAGGAGGCGATGGAGGGGATGGAGATCAGCGCCGCCGACCTGCTGATCCTGCGGCAGGCTGCCGCCGTGCGGCAGGTGGTTTCGCTCGATTCCCTGATGAACGATGGCGAGGGGGATGCCTACATCACCACCGTGGCGGACACAACGACAACAGCGGACACCACGACCAAACAGCGTGCCCAAGTGCTGGAGGCGCTAGAACCCTGGCCTGATCTGCAGGAGATCATGGGCCGCCGGCTGGCCGGGCACACCTGCCAAGAGGCTGGCCTAGCGATGGGCATCACCCGGTTGGCTGCCGAACGGCTGTGGGAGCGAGCGCTGGCAATGGCGAAGCACCTGATGGCCACCGATCAACAGCACGGCGGGGGCCAGGTGGAGCTGCTGGTGACCGAGATAGAGATCGAGCAGCAGCTGCTCCTTTTCCCACTGGCCGCGTAGCACTGGTGTTCCAGTCGGGAGTAAGTTCGTTGCGATGTAACGACGTTGTGAGTCCATGGCGGAAACGGCCAACGGCCCTGGCCCTGCAGGCGAGATCCAGACCGAGCGCGGGCTGAGCGAATCACAGCAGCTCACGCTGAATGCCGTGAGGCAGTACATCGATCAGCACGGCATCTCGCCGAGCTTCCGCGACGTGATGGTGGTGCGGCAGCTGGCCAGCACCAGCACAATCCAGGCCCATTTCAAGCACCTCCAGGCAGCCGGGGCCATTGATGTGCGCGATGGCGTCCCGCGGTCGGTGCGGGTGCTGTGGCCCCGGCCGAAGCGTCGGAGGGGCGGTTGATGGGCTGGGCTGTCGGCGAAAACGCACAAGGCCGCGACGTCGGCTATGGCGTCCCATCAGTGTGCGACCATCCCGATTGCTCAGCGCCCATCGATCGCGGGCTCTCCCACGTCTGCGGAGGGATGCACGATGGCGACGAGCATGGCTGCGGCCGATACTTCTGCGATCAGCATATGCACAGGGGCTGTCGAGAAGATTCATCGGGCGAAGAAGAGTGGGTGAACCTGTGCGAACGCTGCACAGCGGGACAGTCGCCCTTCAAGCCGAAGCCGGACACGCCGGAATGGCTGAACTTGAAGCTCACAGACGAAAGCTGGCAGCGCTGGCGTGAAGAAAACCCTGATGCAGTTGCTGAAATCCGCCGGAGGGCTGCCTGAGATGGGATGGGGCCATTGGCGGGTGCCTGAGCTCACCGAAGAGGTTGAGTTTCGGCTCAAGGTGCAGGAACTTGTGGTGCGAAGGACGTTCAGGCGCAATCCTGAGGCCGTGCTGCACCAGGCACTGCTGCTGGCCCGGGACAAGGCAATTCTTGAACGAACCGTGGAGAAAGCCCACCGGCGAATCATGGAGCTGGAGGTGGAAGCCGCTCTGGGTCCAGCAGGAGGGCGCAGCGAGGAGGGGCAAGCAAAGCGCGCCTGGCGGCGTTGTTTGCCCTGGTGGTGCCGGTGGTCTTGACCGGTTGCCGGCTGCTAATGGGGGACTGCCTTGACGTGCTGCGCACCATGCCTGATTGCAGCGTGGATGCGGTGGTGACGGATCCGCCCTATGGCCTGGCCTTCATGGGCAAGCGGTGGGATTACGACGTGCCCAGCGTGGCGATCTGGGCCGAGTGCCTCCGGGTGCTCAAGCCTGGCGGGCATCTGCTGGCCTTTGCCGGCACCCGCACCCAGCACCGGATGGCGGTACGGATTGAGGATGCGGGTTTTGAGATCCGGGACATGATCGCCTGGGTCTACGGGTCGGGGTTCCCGAAGTCGCTGGACGTGAGCAAGGCGATTGATAAGGCGGCAGGGGCTGAGCGGGAGGTGGTGGGGAGACGCAAGCTCACAGGAACGGCGCGAATCATTGGGGGGCAAGGTGGAGCCACAGCCGGCCGGTCAGCTGACGCCTACGCCGAAGGCGAAACACGCGACGAGTTGAGCATCACCGCCCCCGCCACCCCCGAAGCCCAGCAGTGGTCCGGCTGGGGCACCGCGTTAAAGCCCGCCCTAGAGCCGATCACCATGGCCCGCAAGCCGCTGACCGGCACCGTGGCCGCGAACGTGCTGGAGCACGGCACCGGGGCGCTCAATGTGGATGGGTGCAGGGTGGGCGCGGAAGCGCGGCCCGTGATGGTGCGGACTGAAACCGTAGTGTCTGCAACGGCATCGAGCGGACAAAGTACTGGGGCCACTTCAAGCGGTGAGCAGACCACTGCTGGCCGCTGGCCCGCCAACCTGATCCATTCGGGTGAAGGCGAAGTGGTGGGGTTGTTCCCGCAGACCACCAGCGGAGCCAATCCAACTCGAAGGGGCGGCATGGGCTACCACGGCGCAGAGGGCCAACAGCAGTGCCATGCCCCACGCGGCCAAGACACCGGCAGCGCCGCCCGTTTTTTTTACTGCCCGAAGGCCGACAGCTCAGAGCGTCAGGGCGTGACCCATCCCACAGTCAAGCCGCTGGACCTGATGGCCTACCTCTGCCGGCTGGTCACCCCACCGGGTGGCGTTGTGCTGGATCCGTTTATGGGCAGCGGCACCACCATCAAGGCCGCTCTTGCCGAGGGATTCCAGGGCATCGGCATCGAGCGGGATCCGGTCTACTTCACCATGGCCGAGCACCGGATCAACGGTGCACAGCTGGGGCTGATTCTGTGATCCAGCCCGCCTACCTGGCGCAGCTGCGGCGCGAGCTGCGCGCCGAGCTGGTGATCACGCTGGTGCAGATCGAGCAGCTGGTGCCAGGGTGGTGGTGCAGCCTGAGCGATCTGGCGGAGCAGCTGGGCACCGATCGAGACAGCTTGAACCGCAACATCTTGAAGCTGGCGGCCCTGGGCCTGCTGCGCAGGGTGAGCAGGGGCAACAGCGGCGGCACCTGGATCTGGTGGGTGAAACGCTCCGCCGATGACCAGCCCAACCACCTCGATGCGCCCAGGTGGCGGCTGAGGGATCAAGTGGGTGGGCGGGCGCAGGAGATCATCGTCGGCCAGGAGCGGGCCTTCGCTTCAGCCAAGGGGATCCCGTTCAACACGGTGAGGGACTTCTTGGCTGGCCACCGGCCGCTGCTGGCGAAGCGGTGGAAACTGGTCAGCTCCCCCCTGCAGCTCGCCGACGAGAGCGAGCAACTCGCTGCCTGAGGTCTTCCCGACCGGCAGGCGTAGCGGCCCAGCAGCGGGAGCAAAGGCCATCACGGCCCGCACCACGGATCAGCCGGCTGCAGGTGGGGCCCACCAAGCTCCAGCCCGGCGAGGATCGCGGCGGCAGCCGTGGTGGCCTCCAGCTGGTGTGTGGTGCGGCTGTTGCCGGTCGTGGTTGTCACCTGCCAGGGCCGGGGCCGCAGGAAGTGTCTGTCCTGCGGGAAAGCCAGGGGGAATGAGGCAAACCGTCTCGTCATTAGGTACTGATGTTCTGAACTCACACCATCTTGACCCATTCGGCCATCATCGGTCGAGTCCGGGCGCCTGCTTCACACGCTGCAGCAAGGCTCATCACGGCGTCGTCGTGGCAGCCGGCCGCGGCCTCGCGGGTGCCGTCGGCCCCCTGGCGGAAGGTGCGCATCTGGGTGCCGTAGATGTCGTCCGGGGGGATCCCCAGCTCGCCTTGCTCCAGCAGCAGGAGCAGGCGGTCGGTCATGCGGATCTTCGAGGGCTTGGAGGTGGCGAACTCTTCGATCGGCACTCCGGGCCGGAGGATCGAAAGGGCTTCGCCAACGTTGGCCCCGACGCCGTTGTTCTCGATCGCCACCATCTCGGGGCTGTACTCGTCGATCAGGCGGGCGGTGCGCTGCAGGCCGTAGTCGCGGCTGCGCCGGGCGTCGTTGAAACGGGCCACCACCTGCCAGGGGTTGGAGGTGATGTCGAGCACGGTGGTGACCCATTCGTCGTCGCCACTGCCATTCGGGTCGATCCCGATCACGTAGGAGTGGCCCCTGGTGGCCAGCTGCAGGCCGCCGATGGCCTCGGCCGCTTCGATCAGGTCGTGTGGGTAGACCTCAGCGTCGGTGGCGGCGAAGTCGAGCTCGAACTCCTGCCGGTAGCGCTGCTGGGTGAGCTGGAACTTGCGGCGGGTGTTCTCTGGATAGTCCGGATCCAGCGAATAGATCGGGTGCTGGCTCCAGTGGATGGCGATTTTTGCGAACTGGCCATCGGGGCTGCAGCGCTTGGTCGGAATGTCGTTGACGAAGCTGTCGCCAACCTGCACCTCGCCGTGGTCGGTGGCCCAGTGCTCGTAGAACCGGCCGCTGCGGCCGTTGGGGGTGGAGACCCACACGGCCCTGGCCCGGGCCCCCAGCAGGGAAAGGGTGGGCATGGCACCGGTCTCGATGCCGGCGAGCTTCTCGATAAAGGCCCCCTCATCGAAAAGCACCATGGAGGCGCTGGGGATGCCTCGGGCGGCCCGCTCAGTGGGGGGTAGGAAGTGCAGGGAGCCGCGGCCCTGAAAGACCAGCTTCCGGGCGCTGTCCTTCGGCAGGGGAGGGCAGGCGGAGCCCAGGGAGGCGGCCTGGCCCTTAATCCTTGCCGCCAGCTCGCTTGCGTCCTCCCCGGTCTTGCTGAAGATGATCCCGACCCACGCCGGCCGTTGGATGGCCTGCTGGAGCATGTAGCTGATGATCGTCTCGGAAACACCGGTCTGGCGGCTCTTGTTGACGTAGGTGTTCTGGTGGCCCCGGATCGTGCGGATCAGGTCCAGCTGGTAGTCCCAAGGCCTGAAGCGCAGGTACTTGCCCTGGGAGGCGATGTAGGTTCGGGCGGCGAAGTCGGGCCAGCGCTTCGGGAGCTGGTCCCATGGCTGAACCGCTTGGGCCTGGGTGAAGAGCCCCCGTCGTGGGGCGTACTGCAGCAGGGGGCGAAGAACCGGCTGCTTCCGAGGGATGTGCAGCCCGGCGGGACCCGTTCGGGGCCAGCTGTAGCAGGAGGTCTGGGTGCGGAGCTGAGCGTCGTATTCAGCCCAGGCCTCGTCGTCCCAGTCCATCAGAAGTCACCGGCCCGATCCTCTGCCTCCTGCTCCTCTGGTGTCAGGGGTTCAGCCCCAGCGCCGCCGTCGCCGGCCTCTTCCTGCGCCTTCTCGAACTTCTCGATGGTCAGAATTAGCTGGTTGATCTCGCGATTCGTCGCCAGGGCAACGCCCAGCTGCTTGCTGGCCATGGCCTTCTTCAGGAGGTCTTCCATCCGGCAGAGCTGGATGGAAGACAGGCGCAGCTTGTCGTAGAGGCTGGTGCTGGTGATTGCCAGTTCATAGGCCTCGCCGACCAGCTTCGAGGCAACGGCAGGGCTGACCCGCCAGCCCCGAATAGCCACGTCCATCAGATCCTTCGGCCCGAAGCCCTGCTTCACCGCCATGCCCAGCAGGGCATGCACCCGGTAGTTGCGTTCTGCCGCCCTGGAGAGGGTTCGATCTCGCGCAGGCTTTGGGCTGGCCCCGGCTTTCTTTTTCGCCACCCCGGGGTTCCTCCTGCTCAAAGGTTAGGAACCTGTAACAACGGCCTTCCGCGTGGTGGCAGGGCGGCCGCGGCCTGGCGCGGACCGTTGGGGTTGGGGCCCCGTTTCACCAGGATCCCAGATCGCTTCAGGACACCGGAAACGATGGCGGATGGGATGGCGAACTCCCGGGCCATGGCGGCAACGGTCTGGCCCTCGATCCAGCCCTTGCGCAGCTGCTCGAGCAGCTCATCTGATGGCATTTCCTCCGGCAGGAGCTCACCGCGGCGGCGGCGGGCCCTCTCGACCATCCGGGCCGAATAATTGGGGCGATCGTGCTCCTGCAGCCAGGAGCGCACCGCCACGGTGCTGCGATTGATCATCTGCCCGATGAGCGAGGCGTCATGGCCCAGCGCCCGCAACCGCAGGCAGGTGGCGCTCTCGTCGTGGGTCCACGGCCGGTAGCGGTCGGTGACGCTGCGCCTCTTCGCCCGGATGGTGACGCCGGCCGTCACCAGCAGGCTGCGAATTGCCGCACGGCTCACCTCATAGCTGCTGGCCAGTGCCTCGATGCTCTCCTCGGCCAGGTAGCGGTGCACCACCACCGCCACCGGGAGCCGGGGCTTCTGGGTGACGATCCCATCTCCACCGGCCTGGAGGTTGTTGGTGAAGCCCCGGAACCTAAGCACCTCCCCACGGCTCCGGCGGGAATCGGCGAGGCTCTCGTAGACGCAGCTAAGGCTCCGCCCCAGCTCTTCCGCTATGGCTTGAGCTGGGACACCCTGCTGGTGAAGGGCATAGATCCGGGCATGCTCCTTCAGGCTCATGTCGCTGCCGCGGCGAGCTGGTGGGGGCGCCGTGGGCAGAGCAGGGCGGTAGGCGGTGGCTGCCACGGCTCAGCGGCCCCGGTGGGCCAGCAGGGCCTCCACAGCACGCGCCAGGCGGGCTTCGGTGCTCTCCTCCTCCGGCAGCGCCTCCGCCAGGCGGCCCATCAGCTGCTGAAACTCCATTAGGGCCTGCTGGTCAGGGAACACCAGCTGGACCGTCAGGCCCGGGGAAGTTTCCGGGGGCGCTGGTGGATCCGGGAGCTCATCGATCCCTTCCACCAAGGCCTTGAACTCGTCGTCGGTGAACCACGGGCTCAGGTCCAGCTCCGCATGGTCTTCCAGCAGGGCCGCCAGCGCCGCGCCGTTGAACTCCGAGGTGTCACTTGAGCGGTTGTCCGCCACCCCATATTCCGCCTTTTGTGCTGGGGAAAGATCCGTCCGCTGCACGGCAATCAGGGTGCGGCCATCGGCCGGGACCACCAGCACCCGCTCGATGCCGATGGCGGCGGCTGCCTCGGCGGTGCCATTGCCGGCGAGAA